CCATTCGCTATGCACACAGCTATCGGGCCCCTCCCTTTCAAAACACGCTGGTTCCTCCACACTGCGTGGAACAGCGTGTGCTCGCTCTATGTCCTCTACCAATGGCACCGCGCGATTATGGTTATGCATTCTATGATCGGTTTCTCACTCCTCCCCATATGCGTTCGGAACATGCCCAAAGCTCCGCTCCGCCCCACAGCGCGCCTTAGGATGCGGAAGAACGCGCTTGCGAGTGATTGTAAAGCGGGTTCCGGTTTCTATTTGTGTGGGCCCTATATCACCACACACATGCCGTTCTGCTATCGATCGTGCGAACACAACATCTACGGAGCGCTCACGAGTAGGATGGCAGGAGTCCCAAAAGCGCTTAGGGAGGTTGAGGATTACGCGCAGGCGGAGATCGCGATTGACAGGAACATTGAACGAGAGTTGGGGGTGGGATGCGCAATGCTTAGGGCCGCAATAACGAGCCGACGCCCACTCACTCTGATCTCAGAAGAGGAGTGGACGCAACGCTTCCCACTGGGCAAAGCGGGAGCTCTTAGAGACGCGTGGGAGCTTCGTCATCATGAGCCTGACATACGCTATGAGACCTTCGTCAAGAAAGAAAAGAGTGTCGTGTCTACGGAGGAGCTTGCGTGGTTGCAGGATAACGATGGGGTCGTCTATCCCCACTGTAAGATGAAACTCGACCCCAGAGGTATTTCCGTCCCAAGCGAGGAAGTTCGAGTCATCACAGGGCCCTGGTGCCACGCTCTGAACAAGGAGTTGCATGAAGCGCTCGGGGGCGACGTTCGCTATGTGCCGGGCGATACACCGCGACTATTATCAACGTGGCTCATGAATGCGATCGAGCGCGTCCAATCCGGCAGGGTGCGGTACGCTATCGCGGTGCAGGGCGACGACTTATACACGGTGTGTATGGACCAGGGTGAGGTTGTCATCCTCTCATCCGACTTCAGTAGATACGATATGTCTCAGCGATCTGCGCATTTCAGGGCGGTCTGGCAGTTCCTCGAAGAGGAGGGGATGATGCCACCTGAGAGGGTTCGTGAGATTATCCAAGCGCAACAATCGATAACCACGGATGCGCGCGTCTACAAAACGAAGGTTGGGAAGCTGATGGTCCCCGGCACAATGGCCTCAGGCGATGGCGTCACGATCACTTTCAACTCCCTGATTCTCATTATGACCATCCTTTCTTTCTATGCCACTCTTCAACCTCTTCATCGTTTCCCGGAATACGTGAGCACGCTAGGTTTCACCGCCACGGTCATGTTCCATCACACACGTTCGATCTTACGCACAGACTTCCTACAGTCGCGTTTCTGGTTAGAGGCGACGGGGGGACGTGTCTTTGGCCCGAAACCTGGGAGGATATTGGCGCGGTTCTTCTGGATTCCACGGCGCTACACGAAACACAGCAAGTACCGTTTAGAAGCAGCCAACATGAGCCTTGGGCTGTTATCGCAAGCAAGCCATATCCCGATCATCAACGATATTTGCCGTAGGGTCCTGGAGCTTGAGAGGCCAAACGTGGCGACTCTCGAAGCGCACCCCCAAGAACTGGCAAGCTGGCGGGTCGGCGATAGCCCAGAAGAGCATCCTCACACCCTTAGTGAGATGTCGGATTTGTATCACATTCCATATGAATCTCTGCAAGCACTGCGAAAGCGCTGCAGAGAGTGGTCTTTCGGAGAG